CATTTTTGTTCCCTGCTCCTTTGAAGCGTCTTCCAATATTTTCAACGCTTCTTTTATGGGATCCATTTTTTCTTTCTGGAAGTCCTCGAAGGCTTTCTGGGTCATCAGGCCTTTATCCCTGTCAATCGCTTTTTCATTCAAAGCTTTTTCGGCGGCGTCAATAGCAAGCTTTGTTTTTTCAGTGACCTCTTTACCTACTTTTTCGAGCAGGTCTTTTTCGGTGTCTTTATCAAGTGCCATTTCAAATGAATTAAAAATTAATAAATGTTGTTTCGCTCATGGCCTTTCGGAATTTGGGCAGATCAAACTCAACGGTAAAGTTTCCTGCCTGGTCAACGAATTGTCCGCAACCAGGGCATTTCACATAACCCATTCCCGATTCAGGCTCTTTTGAGTAATTGAATTGCTTAAAGCAACTCTTGCAAATTGTTAGTGAGGTATCTTTTCCGTGGGTGTCCTCCTGCAAACGGCGCTGCTCCAGCAACGTGTCTTTAATTGACGGCCCCTTTGTAAATAATTCACTTATGATTTGTTTTAATTGGCGTGTTTCAAGTTCATAATCAAACATGGCGAAGTCGGATTGCTTGCCGGTTTTCAATTGTTTTTCGAGTAAATCAAGGCGGTTATTGATTTTTAACAATAACCCATCTTTATTATCGGATTTTACTCCCAAATAAGGTGTCAGGTCGTTTGATCCGAATGATACCGGCGACCACTCGAACATTTCAATTTCCTTTACCAAAAACATATAACCCGACTTTTCTGCTTCCTCCGGGTTAAGGATCATACCGACCCATTTTGACCAATCCTTATCTTCCTCAAAAACCATATCGAGGTCTATGTACCGGAAGCCTATACTATGCTGATCAATCACACCTTCCTGGTATTCTATCAGCATGTCATCCCCGGAAGTAGTAGTAAGCATCCGGCTTTCGGCGTACATTAGTTTTTTGCCGTCGATTTCCCTTTCATCGAGCAACAGCGGTTTTCCGATCCTCTCGGAAATGACATGGTCCCGGACGTTTTTAATTTTTACAGAACCCATACTGTTCGGACCCCGTTCCTGGATGGTTTTTGTCGCACAACCGGGTAACAGAACATCCTTGTCATTATCAAAATACAAGTAGGTATTGGGAATGGACTGAATGGTGCGTTTGCTCATATCCACATCTTTTGTAACCGTACCAGGTATGTCCTTCACCTTATAGTAGGTGGCCATTTTCTTTGCCTTTAAAAGCTCCAGGTCTGCATGATTTTTCGGTTCCATAAAAATTTAAGTTTTAGCCGGTTCAGGTTGTTGAATAATTGTGGCCTGTTGCCCAAAAACATATCCTTCCACGAGTAGATCCTTATAGTATTTATCCATCCCGGGAATGGTGTCCTCTTCCAAAATTTCAAGCACCCTGTTATAAGTGATCCAATTGTTTTTAAATTCCCGGTCAAGTGCCTGTCCCATTGTATTGCGCGCGGTGGCCGTCTGCCCTTTATCCGCCTGGAGTACGGCTACATGGCTGTAGTCTTTCTCCATTTTAACCTTCTGTTCAGCGCAATTAAAGAATATGTTCCACTGGTCGTACATGCTGTCCGATTCCGGTATGATCGCGTCCTGGTACAGTAATTTTTTATTGGGGTCAGCGTTGCTGCCACCTAAATTATTTGTCCTGGCACTTGACATTAACGGGTAGGGATAATTGTAATTATCGCAAATGGCCATGGTATTATCCGTTACTTCCTCAAACAGCATAAGATCCTTTGTAGGAACACTCATTGACTGCCATTTCAGGTCGGCGCTGGTTATGATGAATTTCCATTGCTGGCCCTTTAACCCATACCTCAAAAAGTCTTTTTGCAATTGAATTTTATCGTTTTCTTTCAGCGGGATATAACCTGCTGCATCTTTTTGATTATTGCTGATTATCCCCAGGGCGCCCCTGTAATTGATTAATACATTCCTGCTTTCGTAGGCTCCGATTATATTGTTGATCGGCAGCTCTAATGAGCATATCCTGGATTCCGGGAAAATGAGAGAATTGAAAGAGGGGGTGAAATCCTTAAAGATGTAGATCTTATCGAGTGGCAGTTCCGAATTAACTCCTTTATAAGTCAGGGTTATCTTTTCCAGGATGCCGCTTAAGTCAGTTTGGTAAAAGATCTTATTGGTTTCCTTTGGAACGATCATGTTACCGGGAATGTTCCAGATACTTGAAGCGTTTTCGTTTCCTTTCCAGCCTACCGGAATTATAGGGAGTACTATACAAAACCCGAAAATTTGCTGGTAGATATAATTCTGCGCCTCAAACTGCTTCCAGGATTGCAAGGGATTTGGTTTTGCAAGCAGCTTCTTAATTTTTTCTGAAAATGGTGAAAATGATTCCTTTCCTTTTTCATCCATTATCCAGGTTTTCCCGTTGATGTAGGCCTGCGCTTTTTTATTGATGATTGCGGTAAGGGGTGGGCACCTTACGTATGCCTTCAAAGAACTATTGTGATTCTCGTAAACGAATGATTGTAACCCAGCGCCACCGATCAAAAAGGTTTCCGCCATTGCACTTCTGAAAGTCGCGGGATCAATTATGCCGGCAAGGCCTTTCGTGTTTAATGGCGTCAATGATTTAGTGATGCTCATTAATTATCGTTTATGTTTACCCGGTCGGCATTTCTTGTTTTCTCCTTTGGCTTTTCAGCAACCACGATTATATCCTGTTCCTTTTTTACCGGCTCGTTCCAGTAGCCGGTGTTCCTGATCTGATCTACCCATGCGACAATTAGGATTTGAAGAACACGGAAAAAAGAAAGGAAGGAAAAGGCGATGATCATAAGCCTTACCCCGAATGTGTACGGTGTTTTTTCCGAGGCTATTTCCGTGCGCTGCATTAGATAGGCGAGGATGAACCCGGCGAACCAAACGAGTATGATGATCAGTGTTTGCATCGTTTAAGCTTCGTCAAAAGTTAAATAGTACTCCTTGCCCGGCGTAAAACTTTCATACGCTGCAGTACTTTTATCAATAACCATTTTTAATTCTCCGGATGGTGTTGATTTTGAAAAGTCTGCGTTTTCCCCTTCTTTGCCATAGACTGCATTGAAGATTACTTCACGTCGGATTATATCATTACCGTAATTGGTATCGATTACCTGATTGCACTTGAATTTTGCTTTTACTGACATAGTGATTTGTTGAGAAGGTTATAAAATGAAAAAAGGCCAATAAGCACTTTGAATGCTTATTGGCCTCTTGATTATTTTAGGGCGCTAATTTAAAAATGTCTGCCTGCTGGCGATCTGGCCGCTCGGAGGTTTAATTTTCTTTCTTCACTAAATTCAGCCTGTCTTGATAGGGGGCATTATAAACGAAATTCTTTGATACCGTTGGCGGTGGTGCGGCCTCGATGGTATTTACTACGCCGCATTTACATTTTATGGTCAGCTTTCCGTCGTTCAGGTAATCCAGTTCACCTATTACTTTTTTGCAACCGGAGCAACGGATACTATTTTTTTCGGTCGGCATTAATCTTTTTCCCCGGCAGGTTTTTCGGTGGTGGTAGTTGTTTCTGTAGTTTCAGTCGTTTCGGTGGTTTCAGTTTCTACCGGTTTTTCTACTGTTGTGGTCGTTGTTTCTGTTTCGATTGGATCGGTTAATGCGTGCATAAAAATTAAAGTTTAGGTATAAAATTATAACTTATTTTATTTTACCAACAAAATTATTATTTGCACAGGTGTTTTTAATCAATGGCTTGTGAGGTTTTGCGGAAATAAAAAAGCAACTCATTGCTGAGTTGCCCTTACAGATTTTTTACAGTTCTGTTTCTGATTCCGTTTTACCGGCGCTTCTTTAATTATCTATAATACTTATTTCAACAGTGTATCCGTTTTTTTCGAGCCAGGTCTTTGCTTCGTCCAATGAAAGGACCCCATCAAAATCATCGCCTATTTTTTCCCATATTATCGGGTCTTGAAAAATCCCGGCTCTCTCCGTAACCTTCTTAAGGGATATTTCGCCCCACCTGAATTTTATATAACCGGCGCTGCCGTCTGGTAAAAGGCAGTCCCAAACCATTGGGCAGCCATCGCAATGTTGTTTTATAATTTTTATCAGTTGCATGCTTATTTCAACATATTATCGGGAAAACAAGAAGCGGGTATACCAGTTTGCAACCCAATATACCCGCCTTTAGCCTTGTAGGGTGTGGCTGAGCCGGAGCATTACCGACTTTCGCCTCCTGGCCGCCCTGGTGCCTTTTTAATTATTTATCCGATTTTTATTTAAACCATTCGGGATAACTTTCTTTAATTGCCTTGCATTTATTGAATGTTTCCAGACCTACAGGCATGCCGGCATGTTGTATACTCCAAACGAATAAAACTTCATTGGGTATTGGTATTGATTTTATCGGGTGCGGGTCTTTTACATCGCAATCCACCAGTTCAGGCCTGATTGAATTTGGTACAGTGGTTATATTATCCGTTGCAATTCCGGCGCATAATGATTTCTTCTTTTTCATGATTGTCAATTAGACCGGTTACACCGCCTCCCTTAAACTTAGGCAAAGGCTGAGTGGTTATTATTCTAATCTGGCTTATTCCTTTTGCCTTGGCTATGGCCATCCCATTTATTGCCCTCGCTCTTTTTTGCTGGTTCCTTGGCCGGCGGTTGTAAGATTTTATAAAGACATTTTTATGAAATTTATCTTTTGGTAAATCTTTTGCGTGGCGGGTAATTGTATCTGCCGCCTCCTTTATTGCGTTGATAATAGCGATGGATTTATTTAATTTATGGTCTTGTTTTTCCATGCTTATAAATTAACTTTCGCAATAACAGTCCAAAAATCAATTGTACTTGAATCGTGATATTCAACAAAGATTTCTGAAATAGTCGTATCGGTTTCCTTTTTGAAAGTTTGAAGCAATTGTTCAACATCCTGTTCAAACTTCTGTTTTTTTTCTCTTATTTCTTCTAGTGACATGCTTATAAATTTATCTCCAATTCGTAATTAAATAGAAAGTAACAGATATTTTGAAGTTGATGAACAAAGAAAAAGGTTTCACCGATTGTCCATTCACTTGCAAATACCTCATAGCCCCCATTGACTTCGTTAATTATTAAACCATCGACAACACCCCCATGGCCATCGATAGAATAACTGGCCTCATTGGCAAAATTCACTTGTTTTATCAACCCAAAATTCCCCAGGATTTCGGGTGTTAAGGGGATGGGTTCGCAATCTTCTAAACCAAGACCGGGAATAAGTTTGTAAGTTTTGTCCGATTCATTGATCGGCCCGTCCCAGTTTTCATTAATGACTGATTGATTAATTGATTCAATTTTAATATAGCGGCCGTTATCATCTTTCAGGTAATTCCCGATCCGCAAATCTTTTGCTTCTAACATAACCTTTCTCCTTTTACTGTTTGATCCATATAGTTCACGCATTAACTTCAAAAATCATTTCGATTGTTTCCTGATGGCCTTGTTCAGCCTCCTCCCAAGTTGAGTAACGGCGTTGATATTGATCATGTTCCCCTCCAAAAATCATTGTTTCGAAAAGGATTGGGGGGCCACCCATAAAAGCATGATCGATACCAAGGAAAACAGTGCTTATACGAACATCGTCTGGTAATTTCGTTTGCTTTACAATATTATTGCGCGGATTGTGTAATTTCGCCCACTCCAGTAAATCTTTAACCGGCACCGGTTTTTTACCATCAAGGATGTAGTGATTAGTTCTTGTTTTCATACCTTAAATTTTTCATAATACAAATCAAACGATTGCTTTACTCCCAAAACATATTCCCATTCAGTTGTAAAATTGGGATAGAAGATAATCTTAAAGGTATCTACAATGAATTTGCAAAAGTTTTCAACCACTTCAATTACCTGTTTATTATACCAGTCATCCAGCTCAAAAGCGCTTCTTTCCCAATACAATTCCGTGCATAAATAGCCGTCCCAAAGTCTGCGCCGTTCGCTAAACATTTCAATGATCGACTTTATCAGAGCATACATATCTCTTTCCGTATTTTCCCTGCCCTCGTAAGCCGGGTGCAGACCACCATCATAATTAACCGGATCGTAAGTTTTTCTTTCGTATTTATCAATTTCGCTATAAGGTGTAAACCGGTTAAAATAATTTATCAGGGAACGCAATTTAATATAAGGATCAACGAATTTATGGCTATGGTATTCGATTGAGGCTTTATCGTATGAGCAATAATGGCGCTTGCAAACCTCACAATATTTATCTAATATTTTACTCATTTAAAGATTTCAATCCTCCCTTCTTTCATAAATAATGTTTGTGATAACTATCCTGTCATCTTCAACGTAAAAATGAATCGCATAGGGAAAGCTGGCGGCGTAAGTGATCCTGATATCCCTATAACGAATAGCATAGGCACCTGGATTTTTCATTACCTCCCTTATTGCCATATAAACAGATTTTGAAAACTTTATGCTTAACCCTTTGACGCCGGTTAGCCTATAATATGCCCGGCCTTCTGCGAGCCCTTCGAGGGCGATATCCGTCATGTGGTAGCCGTTATATTTTTTCATGCCGCTTTTTATAGTATTCTTCAAATTGATCATCGTCCATTAAAAACACCTTGTCCATTTCTTCACCGGGAATTAATGAATCAGGATTGTTTTTTATGTGCTCCAAACTTTCATCAATCTGATCTTTTTGCCATTGCGGGAGTTCGCCTTTGCGGCTGTAATTCACTGTTAAATCTTCCCATTCCTGAATAGGAACTACGACGGCGGTTTTGTTGCCTTGTTCGTCTGTTAAATACTGTACACTCATAATTGTTTCTTTAAAATAAAATCGCCCAACCAAAAATCAAAGGCCGGTAAGAGCCAGTGAAAAATGATTGGGCAAAAAGTTTGACAGTATCTTACCATACTGTTTTATACCCGCGAATATACGCTTTTTAATAGTTAATCAGCTCCGCTGGCAAGTCTTGTTTTGAGGTTTTAACAGTATAATTTAGCCCGGTAATTGCACCCGCCCACTCGCAATATTTTTCGAGAATTTCCATCACTTCACTATCAGAAATCTTCGCCGGCCGCCATTCCCAGGTATTGATGTACAAACGAAGCCCGTCTTTATCCAGTGAACGGATTTTATCCAGCTCTTTATGATTGGCTTTAAAATGCGGGTTAAGTTTTGAGCTGTCAGGCCCGCACCAGTGATCGATATGATAAAGGCAACCGGCAACCCGCCCGATATCAAATCCCAAACAGGTAAACCGGTCGTTTCTTTCGCAATCCTCCGGGCCGAAGCTGATCATATACTCATTTTCCATACCGCCGGCGATAAATGATTTTTTATTAAAGAAGACGGCGCCGCCCACGGAGTTTTCCGGTACCGCGCGGCCACGTTTGCCTTTTAAATCAATGCCGCTAATAATCCCGATATCGATAGCGCTTTGAATTTTTCTAAACCAAGGCTCGCGGGGCAGTCGCGCAAACCTTCCATCATAAGGAAAAACCATATCCTGACCTTCCCGGAGATTCAAGACGGCCAAATAAATCTGCATTGGCGGTATTACCACATCCGCGTCCCAATTTGCAATAAACGGCGTTTCTGCCTGCATTGCCATTTGATTAAGCATGCGGGTCCTGTGAAATTTTTTCATGCCGGGAAAGTGGGTGTAACTGCACCACTCTGACATGTATCTAAATTTATTTGATCCCTGCTCACCGATTATTATATTGGTTTCGAAATTGGACTGAAGAATACATACACCTAAATCCAGATTCTGCTTGCGGTCTTTATGGTCGTGAAAGACCGGGATCGTGAAGGTCAGGTCTTTTAAATCAAGTTTGTAAGACTCCTTTTTAAAAGAGGTCCATCTTTCCGGCCAATAGTCCTTTGTATCATTACCCATTAAATTGCCAGCGAACATGTGCCCCGGGTGAATGATTTTGCTATGGGGCTTTTCTCCAAGCCAGGCACACCACCAGGAATAAGAGCTATTTGATAAAATAAAATGATCGCATAAGCTGGCCAGCGCCATGGATTCTATTTCATCCAACCCATCGGCAAAATAAACGTTTGGCAGGCACTCAAAATGAGTTTTGCAATAGGGGAGATCATCGCTGATCACTACGATATTACTGTCCTGCCAGTTTGGGAAATTTGTTACCAGTGCATCAATGTAGTAAACAATTGGGAGCTGATAATAATGAGGGTTTCCTACATAGTCGCCCCGGCGCATATGGATAAGGATCGTTTCTTTTTTGAGCATACCTTCCGGCATTTTGGATTGTACGCTTAAAAGAAAATTTGTATTAAAGATGAGCGGGTTTTGTATGGGGAAATATTTTTCACTTTGCAGGTAGCCGAACAGATCACAGTCACCGGTTAATTTCCAGTCGTAATGATGAAAATGCTCTTCTTTTACAATAGTCCTTGATAGGGTTTTGCTTTCATGTAGTAAAGGGTAATTGAAATACTTTTCATATTGCCATTCCGGGAAGAAGGCTGCTGTTTCGTACTTTTCGGCCATTCCTAAAGTTGACATTACTTGAAATAATTGATTGGCAAGGCGGCCGTGATTTCCTAATTGGGAGAATGATATTGTCATATAGATTCCAAGGTTTGAATAATTCTTTCTTGTCGCTTCCTTTCTTTTTCACGCCGGTTTATATAATCGTTGATATAAGATTCAGCCCGCATAACCAGATTTAATGTCCCCGCATCCCATGTTTCTGATTCACTTCCATCATCATAACTACCTATGCGCGGGTTAAGGCGTGGAAAGTCTCCAGGCGGATAGCTTGATTCACTTACCTGTAATGGTCGGCCCGTATTCACCCATGCGCTAAAAAACCAACACTTCCTTTTAACCTGTATCTGTAGCACAAAATCTTCATTCTCACCGTTAGTAATTTCACAGCGAATGAATTCATTTCGTTGGATGTATTTGGTCATGGTATCGCAACTAAGATTTTATCCTTATACAAATGATCCCCGCTTAAATTCTCATCATAGAAAAAGAATTTATAATCGGGGTTGGCTAATAAAAGCTGGTTCATATATTGCCCACCAGATACGTTCAACCCGTTCACGTCATCGATTATAATTACATGCCGGTTAAACCCGGACAGAATGATTTCCAATTCATGCTTAATAATTGTATCCTGATTATACTCACTTTTTTCGCCGTTCAAAATAAAATCTTCATGCCCGGCGGTGCCTGGTCCAGCCGGATGCGCATCGAGGAAAAAAACGCAGGGCTCCTTGATATTTGTGAATGTTGGAAGGACCTGTACCGATAAACCTTCCCAAATAGTCACATTCGTATTGGTTGCAAACCTTTCAAACGAATGTATAAAGTAATCCGGCATAGCCTCTATACTATGAATAGATTTAAAATCCGCATCGATGGCCCGCTGCACGCCATCACCCATTGCGGTACCAGTTTCTATAAACGTATCGCTGTACTGCCTGAAATCTTTATAGTCCAGTAATTTACCGGTGAAGGTTATTTGCTTTTTTGGTATTCTTAAATCTTGCATCATTTGGTATTTGAATTAATAAATTTATAATCGTGCCCGGGCAAACAGAAGTTCAAAAAGTTGTAAGGGTTAAGGTCATTGTAAACGATGTCGCAGTAATTCCAATCATGTGTATTAAGAATTAAGGACAAAATACTTTGATCATGCCTGTTGCCTAATTTACCCATGGTACCCGGATCAAAATAACTATCCTCATGCTCACTGATATTCCTGCAACTAAACTTTGCCATCCGGTTGTAATCCAGCCACTCGTTGACTATAGCGAATGTTGCGGCTGACTTTTTAATACAGATCATTCCGCTGGCACAAAGAAAGCTATCCCGGTACCCATCGTCGCAATAGTAGTTAAGCCAGTTATCCAGACTAAACCATCGGTGGGTATGTATTCCTAAATCGCCTGGTTCCAAATGCTTATCTGACCACTTTACAAAGCCAACTAACAGGCCGTTGCTTTCCTCCGTTAGCCTCTTTATAACTTCGAGGTCGTACTTGCTTAAATCTATTTCATCCGGCCACATTTCCGGGCTGCAGTCATTGTAAATAAGGAAATCGCCTTCCCTCATAACGGATAAGGCCTCCCGGATCACCCATGGCTTATAAACACGGCCGTTCTTATCTGAATCTATATTTTGCATTAAGGGGTCGCAGTTAATAATCATGTCTATTGTCCAGATTCCCTGGCTTATCCAGCCGTCCAGTAATTGGGCAATCTTCCATTGCGTTGCTTCATACAGCCCACCCTTTCGGCCGTTGCGATCATCGGAAACGGTTATGAGTTTGATGGTGCTCATTGTTCAACAAATGGATTTTGTGTTGATATATTCATTGGCTGAAAATTGCCACCAAACAAACATTGCCGGTACCATAATTTACCGGTTCGTACTATTTCTTCTATTTCCTCTTTGTTGAGTTGAAAGCAGGCAGTCATTGCCCAGGGAACTTGTTTTATCGGAATTGGCAATAAAGGATCATAAGGCCTTGAGCTATCAATAAAATCCTTTTCTTCTAAAAAAACAGGAAGGGTTTCATATTCGGGCTGGTTTTCAGCTAACATTAAATTGCGTTGGGGAAAGTCTACTGCTATCATGATTTAATATTTATTCTTTGTATTGCGATCAAATCCCATCCTCCGCAATTAGGGAATGTGAGGACGACTCCTGTGCCATATAAGTGCCCATAGCGGGTTCTTATTTTATATTCATAAACCTTTTTATATGGTTCCATCCAAATTTTAAAACCGTCAACCTTTTTTGGCCACCATGCAAAATGCTTTTCTATTTTATAGTCACCGGCTTGCGGCTCCGGAAGGGCTTTGATTTTTGTAAGGATCATAGCTCATATTTTGATTTATCCGGATAAAGTTCCTGCAGCACTTCTTTCATACCGCCCGACTTTAAACACCTGTCGCCGATCGAGAACCATGGGCGGCCTTCCAATAACCTGTAAATACTTTCTTTCATTGCGGGTTCGGAGAATTTGAGGTCTTCGCATGGTGCCCAGTTGGTAATATCGCAGCCTTGATTATTATAAAATGACTTAATCCCGTAACCATATTCCGGCCATTTTTCAGGAAGCCGGCTGAAAATATTTTGAAATAATCTTTTATTATAAACAACCGGACAATGGATATCAAAATCTAAAAAAGCGTTATCTTCTAGCATGTAAGCTGTATTTGCCATTTGGAGTTGTTGGGGTTTGTGATGTTCCAAAGCTTGTAGATCAACAGCGCCCCGATGGTAGTATGGAAATTCGCCGGCCACATAATCAGTTAATAAAAAATGATCATCGTTCATGAAAAGGAAGTTGTCAGAAAGTTCCAAATCAAAAACTTCAAATTTATTTACGGATGGTTTAGCAGATAGGTTTATGAAAGAAAATTTTATTCCTGCCATTATCTTCCGGTAAATATTATGCGCCCTCATCCAGTTGTTTGGGTTATCTCTCTCCGGTATATAAACTACTCCCCGCAGCCATTCGGGTTTATCACCTACAATAAAAACGTTTCTCACTCCGATTAAATGCTTTTCAATTGATCTCAGGCAATAGCGAAGCTCCAGGTTATCATGCCGGCTGCCCTGGCCGAGGGGAATTAATATGTCGGTGCCATTGGTCATTGCAACCTTGCTTTTAATTTTTCCGCAAATCTGTTTAAATCTTCACGCTTTCTGTGGTAATAGCCTTTTATTTCATCCAGGCTTTGTAAATCATTTCGGCTCATTATGTCCTTTAAATAAAATAAGGTTTTGTGTAATTTCCTTCGTATTCGGTTGCGTGGTGTTGTCGGTAAACTTTCGCTACCCAAAAAAAGGTAGCAGTAAGACGTAGCAATCTCTTCATCGGTTAGAACTATTTTTTTATCAAACCGTTGCAACAGTTGTATAAAATCCTCCTTTTGATCCATTGTAAAAGTTATCTTTTTAATAATACCGCCCCCTCGAAAACACAACATAACGCCAACCATCGATCAAGTGGTTAAAGTCGTCAATGGGCTCCCCAGTGGGATTTTTATTCTTATCCACGTCCCATATATAATTTATTATTTCGTTCCATAGTTCCTTGCTTTCTTCCACCGCGTACAAATTCATTCCGTCCATTGTATCAAGGCCTGACTTAATACTGCCCTTTGGTTTTGCCACTGCATAGACATTAAACCCCTTTAACAGCTGCGGGTAAAGTTCAATGTCGGCCGGATCCAGCTCATCGGCCGGAAAACCGTTTCGTAGTTTGCTGATGTTAACCGGCTCCGAACTATCAGCAATGATCGTATCACTATCGGTTAACAGCAGCCGGCAATACATCTTGCCAATTGATACCACGTTCATAGGCAGGTAATTGATCTGCCGGCAGTAGCAATTGTTCCCATCGATCTTTACCCCTACAAAACCGGCTGGTTTCGCGATCCCGAAATCCTGGCCGTAAATTTCTTTAAAAGGAAGGGCCAGGTAATCGGCCAGCTTGATCGGTTTAACTTTTCTAAGTATCTGTCCCTTTCTACCGGTGGACGCCCATCCTTTGATGGCTGTTTTAAAATAGAAGGGGTTGTACAAGTGGCTGTTTGGATCACCATAAGCGCGGTACCGGTCTTTGATATGCTCGGGAAGGAAGCGGTTGTTTTCAAAGGAAGTCTGAATACAAACGAACCCGGGCAAAACCTTTGGTGTAATTTCAAAGAACCCATCCAGATCGCTTTCTTCCCAGCCATCGGGAAGTTCGGGCCTGGAAAAGTTAAAGTACTGCTTAAGGATAAAATGATTGATATCCGGGGTGTTCAAAAGCAATATTATCAAAGAGCCCTCATTTCTTATTGAGTCGGCAAATGTGTTAAACTGATCCGCGTCCCGTACATCTTCAAATTCCTCGATTATAGCGATATCGATATTTGAAATTGATTTAAGGTTGGAGCGCTTTTCTTTGGCCGACGCCCTGAACCCTTTTGTAAAAACCAGCATCTCATTTGTTGCCCGGTCCTTTATCCCGATTTCCAAACGGTTATAAAACTGATCCAGGGCGCCGCTTGTGTTCGCGGTATCATATCTTAGCAATACCTCATTCAAAAAACTTTCCCTTATTAACGAGTGCTCATCCCTTAAGACGACACAACGCTTTTTTTTTATTGTCGCACTGTAGGCGGCAAACTTTGCAACTTCATAGGATTTCATTCCGCCCCGGCCACCGATGGCTATAACCAGGTTTGTACCCGGTGGCGGATCGTAAAGGATTTTAAACGGGGCTTCGGCCTTTACGGTGATAGCCATTATTCAAATGTTATTGGCAGGTCGGCAATATTTACATTCGCGTTCAACTCCGCCTTAATTCCCTGGATTACCTTTCCTTCTGTTCTGTCAAAGACCTCTTTTATGGCGATTGTATTTCCGCCGGCCGCCTGTCTTAATAATGCCTGGACAATAACCTGCTTTGTGGGCATTTGTACTTTTATTTTGGTTTTTTCACCGGTTACAATATCTATACCTTCTATGGTGATATCCCTTTTTTTCTTAAGGTTCCGGGTTAAAAGCTCTGTCAAAAATTTGGTCGATTTACGGCGGTTCTTTGGCTGGTTATTGGCGGAGAATTGCACACCGTCCGATCCTGATATATTAGATTTACCACCTGGCATTTTACGTCGTATTTACGTCGTTTTCCCGTTGAGATTTATTTTTTGATATTTAAACCGCTTTTCCCCCGGCGCTTACTTTAAGTTCCGCACCTTTATATTTCTCCAAAAGGGTTTTAATTTCAGGCTCCGCTTTCTGTAGTTGTTTTGGATTTTTGAAAGTGATTTTGATGAAGGCTGTCTTGGTTGCCTGGAAAGCAACGTTTTCTTTTTTCGGTGGGTCCTCCTTTTCATCTTCTGTTTCCGGTATTTCAAAACCCCAGTTTAAAAGCTCTTCGCCGTCGAAATCCGCTTTAATCATTTTCCAATCATACTCCCCCGCATGATCGTTATCCTTCAGCATGAATTCGCGGAGCTGCTGCGGCGTGAAGTCCACTGCTTTTTTTACCCATTCGTCAGGGATTTCCTTATAGCCTAATTCTTTTAATGCCTTTAAGCGTTGGTTCCCGGCTTTTACTATGTTTCCTTCATCGATGATTATTGGGCGGAGCTCCATCATTTTTGGGAAGTCCGTAAGGGATTTTTTTAGCTGCTCGAGATCCTTTGCGGTTATTTTCCGGGGGTTGGTGGAGTCGGGCTTTATCGTGCTTAGTTTTATCATGCCATATTTTTAAACCATTGTAAATAAATTTGATGTGCTATTTGAGCGGTCATTACTGGTGGGACTGACATACCGATAAGCCAATTTGATGGAATTAAATTAAAATCATAATCCATCGGAAAACTCCCTACCATACAAAATTCATTTCTTGTCATACCCCGGGGGAAATCATATACCGCATTAACACCCGCGCTGCTTGTTAAAGTATTAGCGACATCATCACTGCTTACGATCGGATTTGAAAACATTGATAATCTCCCTTCTGTCCGCATAATTATGTCACCGAATGCTTTATCTTTCTTAATTCTATTATCCCAAAGTTTTTTTTGATAAACAGTCAAATCACACTCGGTAAATTCTTTTTCAATCAATTTTTTAAACAATATTCTTGGTTCATCAAATTTTAATTTCAAATCCGGCAACCCCAAATCCACCCTTTGACAAATAAAAAATACCCTTTCTCTTTTTTGCGGCACACCCATTGAAGCAGCATTTAATAAAAACAATTGCACTTTATAGCCAGCGGACACCAATTCTTTATTTATCCGGCTAACATAAAACTTCGCATTGCCTGATATTAAACCTTTTACATTTTCGGCAACAATGACTTTAGGTTGCAGTTTTTTTGCCAGTTCAATAAACGTAAAAAAAAGATCATCGAGCTTTTGGTGTTTCTGCCCTTCTTTAAAGACTTTATTTTTATTCCAATCTGTTTCCCTGTTTCCTGCCATAGAAAAAGAACTGCAAGGCGGCGATCCATCAAGTAAATCCAACTTGTAAAGTTCCTCAGGCAGGTTGGTCCGCTTTACGAAATCCCTCATATCTTCAGTATATAGGTTTTTGGGATTATGATTTAATTGATAGACAGTAGAAACTTTTTTATCAATTTCAACACCCCCTAAATGTTCAAAGCCTGCTAACTTATACCCCATTGTTGAACCACCTCCACAAATGAAAGTGCCAAATACTTTTAAGCCATTTGATTCAATGCCGGCAGCCGGGTAGCCGTCTTTCAAATACCATTTATATGGAAACTTGTGCCCGCTCATAAATGTTTAATAGTTCAATGATCGCCTGTTCATTGGTAGAAACATTCTCCTTTTCCTTGACAATGGACAATCTTTTTTGCAGATCGAAAAATTCATCCGGTGTAAACTTTAATTTATATTCAAGCTTTTCCCCTTCATCATTATTTAAAAGAATTTCCCTGTTTTGGCCTGAATAATCCAAATTTTCATTGTCTACTTCCAACCCCCAGTTACTTAGTTCCACAATACCCCAATCATCATTTTTAAGCAGATCCCAATTCCACTCCCCAAAAGAAACATTATCCAAAATCGCAAACTGCTTTAACTCGGCCTCCGTAAACGAACTGGCGGGTTTAATCCAGTCGTCGGGTACTTCTTTATATCCTAACTCTAAAAGGGCCTTATACCGCTGATTGCCGCCCTGTATGATAGATTTTATCATCGATCACAATTGGCCGCAAGGACATCATTTTGGGCAGGGACTTTATATTCTCGCAAAGCTTTCGAAAGTTGTCATCTTTTATTACGCGGGGGTTTTTGGGATTCGGCTTGATGGAAGAAAGTTTAATCATAGAAGATAAAGTTAGTTTATTATTTTTTTTATGTTAACAAGTTGTTTAAATGATCGTTATGAAGGCTACTTGAAATTAAATTGATTTATATTGAATTCAAAGCCTCAATAGATTATTGTATTTGTTGTATATAATGCCGTTCTTGTAGAAAAACTTTTTCAATTTATGTTTCCACTTCCTGCCTTACCAACGGATAATCTTTATAAATTTTTTTTTATCGGTGGAATCTCGATGGTTGCTTTAAGTGTTCTAATCTTTTTTTCGCAGTACAACAAAACGAAAGAAAAATTATACTCATACCAAATGTCAATTTTAAAGTATGATAGTGACGTGGAAAACTGGCATGGTGACGCCCGTGAAATAAAGGCAGAACTTGCTCATAACGATGAGGTTTTAGAAGACACGAGCCATTTTCGTTCTCAGACTGATTATGATAAAATCGAAGAACGCCTCAAGGTTTTAACAACAAGAACCGATCAGCTTATTAAGATTCAGCGAGAGATAGTGTGGGCTAAAAAAATTAGCCCGTTAAATCATGAACAACTAACCGATGAACAGAATCACTTAACATTGATTATTTGGGTAACGATTTTATTTATGTTGTTAGGATTTTGTATGATATTCTACGGGTGTAAAAAATGGTATGTACTCGTTCAAAAGCCAACAGATGAAAAATTAAGATTTGAACTGGAGCAATTAAAAAAGTCTATCCAATCTACGGAAATTCCCTAACCCTCAACCCCTCCGGAAATTCATCCATATTTCCCCCATGCCGATCACTCATACCTAATTCTTTGGCTAAGTAAGTACCCATTTGTTTTACAAAAACAGGAACACCCGCCGCTTTACATTGAGCAACTATTTGCTCTATCCATTCCATTTTACAAGGGCGGTACCGGTATTTGCCTGTTTCGTTTCCGGACTCGCCGCCTACTATTACCCAGTCGATGAGGTTAATCAATTTTACTTTGCCTTTATAATTAACACCTCTTATAACGATGTCCGGATTATAAAGCTCATCCAAATCAACCGGGCCATGCAAGGGTTCAAGGGAAAGGAACAGTAAAACTTTCCAATGATTTCGCATTTCAATTAAATCTCTGATTCTTTTTTCACCTGCCTGGCTACCAACGGAAGTTCCAAATTGAACGTGCCGGTATTTGTCGCCAAAGTCGGCAGGGAGCTGGGAAAGAATTCTTTCCGGTCGCTTTGTCAAGATCTGAAAAGTATGTTGAGGGCACCGGCGAATAATATCCCACGCCTCATCCCGGTAACCGTCAATTGCTTCGTGAAAAAAGTCTGTCAGGCTGCAGGTGAATATTTTGGAGGGTGTTTTTAGGCGT